ATTCATGACGAATAGCAATTACATCACCAGCATTGATCTTGATACCACTATAGTCCATGGTAAAGTTAATGACCATATCCTCACGGCTCATCCATAGTTTTCTATAACCTAGATAAGTGCCTTGTATGCTGTCTGTAACAAATGGAAAATTAATATCAATATTGTTTTCTGGCTCGTTAGGACTTAGGAACTGCGGATCCAACCAGTAGTAGCGATAGTCTGTTTGATTGATAATATCGCTGTTAGGGAAACTGATTGTGATCTTATTGGCACTGGATTTTAAGTCAGTTGGCACTAGATTAATACCACCAATGATTTGATCACTGGTTACCACAGTCATAGTTGCAGTGGTCAGTCCTGCTTGTGCAATACTGATGTTGGGGATAATACTCCATTTGCCTTTACGCTCATCCCATTGTATCCAACTGTCGCAGGCATTAGACAAATCATTTAGATTGCTTAGACAGTCTTTGGTAGTGTCCAATATACCATTGATTTCATAAGTGAATGGACTGTTGACTAGATTGCCAAATGTATCTGTAATATTAAGGGGAGCGGTTGATAGACTATTGATTAATGCCGTGCTGGCAGTATTGATATGATCTAGTGTAATAGCACAACCATAACTAGAGTTGGTCATATAATCTAACATTACATCACCAGGTGCTTTTAGTGTATTTGACAATTTAGCTCTAATAGTTGGTAAACCTGTTACCCCAGATTTAGAATCATAGTTTAATCTCACAATGGCAAACACTGAGTTGGTCATCTTGTCAGCTGATGTCCATTGTAGGCTAGGATCAATAGCACCATCAGTCAAGACTGATAATGCTGAAACATCTGTTGTTCTTAATTCATCATAGACTGTGCCAGTTGTTGGGTCTGGCATTGAAAAACAACGATGTGGGATTGGTGAAATATTGCCATTTGCATCACTGGCATAAAAATACATGCCAATCTTACCTGAGACATTGGTTGTGATAGTGCCACCAATCTTTGAATGTTTCTTGGGCACAGTCCACCAACCTGATATTTCATTCATGCTACCTTCTGCGGCTGTGTTAAACATTAGAAGTTTACTGTTGAAATAAACTTCTTCAAAATGTGTGGTTCCACTGGTCAATTCACTAAAGGCCAATACATACCACATGGTTTGATTGTCTTCGCTTAGGATGGCATCAACAATAATAGGTTCAACAAAGCTGTCACCATATACCACAGGCAGTTTATTGTCTGTGTAGGGTTGAAGCATGATTTCACCACCGGCTGTTCCTGCGGCTACATTAGGCTGTTGATTCTTGCTGACTAAACTGGCTATGGCAAAGGTCATCGCCACGCGAATTGCAAAGGCTGTGGCCGCAAATGCGAACGAACCTTCTGCGAAAAATGCTCCTGCTATCAGTGCGGCTGGCATATTATTGACTCCACATTTCTTCTAATTTGCCAAACCCAAAACGCTCATAGTTTAGGTCTGGACTGGTTACCATTTTGCTTACTGTGTAATAGGCAATTTCATTGTCTTTCTTCATTAGGTCTCCAATTTCACAATAGGTCTTTAACAGTCTATATCCTGCTGATGATCCTCTGGCTTCTGGATTGACCCAATAGCAAAGTTCATTCATACAAAATACCGTATGATCCCAAATGTTTATATTCTTAATAGCTATCAACATTCCATTTAATTGTTTGGCTGGATCTTCGCTGACTAAAATGATGCCATTATTCTTTTCAAAAATAGTTTTAATAATTAGTCTTGCTGTGTCGTCTGTGGCTGTTGCGTGGCAAGCTAATGGACTTGCGGCCTTATAACGATGAAGCATGGCAATTATTTGTTCTGTATCAGAGATTGTGGCCTGTCTTATCATGCGTTTCCTGTTGGTAATCCAAAATTGAATGTTGTGCCAGATATTGCCTGCACACGATCCATAGCGGCATCATAGGCCGCATTTTGTGGAATACCATTAGCATCATAATTAGGTGGAATGTTTTTGTTCCAACTAGCACCATTGGTGTGACGACCTGCAAATCTGTTTTCTAATACTGACTTATAACTTGAACATTGTAGACTCAGTGTAAAAGTATCAATTTGATTTTGGCGATCTTCATTGATATGATAACTGGTCACAATGCCTGTATATCTTAATTGTGGTGTGTCTATTAATTGATATTGCGTATCATAAAAGCCACGCCATAGTTGAATCTTACTGCCTTTAAGTCCTGCGTGATAGGTTGATAGATCAGGATTAAGGCCAATTTCTAAAACATTTTTAATCTGTGTTTGATCAATACCAATTAAAGTAATAGTGGTGTCATAACTGGTGGCCATTAGATCACGCTGATGTCCACTTACACTTACTAGACCGCCAAGGGGTGTAAAATTAGTTGATGTAGTTGAAACGCCATCTAGGTCAGTGATTGTTTCAGCACGATAGCTTGATGAAAAACTATAGGTAGTGCCAGCTGATGTTGTGGGATTGTAAACTGTAATTCTAATGAATTCAGCATCAGTGATTTTAGCACTGGCTAGGGCCGCATCAATTCCTGCTGTAAAATATGTCATTAGATTTCTCCAGTATACTCATAAAGTTGGAAATCGCTAGTCCATTGGATAATAGCATTAGATCCACCTGGCACTAGTTTGTATGTAGGCATGTTAGGACTAAACATTTTAAACAGGCAATCTTTGCCAAAGTTTAAGCCTAATCCTGACAAGTTAATAGTTGATGGAAAGAAATTAGGACGATGTGTGGTCACTGTTAATGTGCCTGTTGTGGTCACGGTAACATCTCCAGGTGTAATAACTCCTGCACTAGCGGCTGGTCCTACTACTGTAAAAGGATGGCTATAACCTTTGATCTGTATTAGGTCACCTTGTTTGAAAACAACTGTGCCTGTGACAACACTATTAGGAATGTTTAAGGTCAATTGATTGCCTGAAAATGAATTCACAGTAATTTGTGCCTGTATTGTTGAGTTTAACAGTCCTTGATAGGCAAACATATAGGCTAGGCCTGCACTGGCACCATTGGCTGTTGAAAAGCCAATGTCTTCTGTGTATCTGCGATCTAACCAATCAATAGTTTCTAATAGATCACGGTTGGTGCTATAGGGTAGAGCCGCTGATATCTTAAGATTAAAGCGCCATGGATTGCGTGTGGGTGTTTCACCTATTTTGGCAATCTCAGAGCGTGTATACTGCACACCTAACACACGGCGGCGATCTATGTTTAATTCTTCACAGGCGTTGATTATTCTTTGTAGTCCAGCCATTATATATTAGTCCTCATTGGTAGTTCGCGGCGAGCTTGTTCATTCATGGCAAACATGGTCATACGGTTGTCAGCAAATAACTGTGCCACTGACTTGGCATCAATAGCATTGATATTGTAGTTGTGTGTGGTTTGACTGCCCATCATGTCCGCTGTTTGATTGGCATTGGTTACTGCGGCAGGACCACGAACTAATTCAGGACCTTGTTCACCCACAAGTCCAATTTGTCCTGCTGGAATTGATCCACCCATGGCATGTCCGCCACCAAATAGACCGCCTATCGCTCCTAATAGTCCACTACCTTGTGAAGTTGCACCACCTGGTGTTCCAAACATAGAGAATAGGCTTGATGTTGCGGCTTTGATCTCCATTTTGATGATATCTGTAATAACTGCATTCATCAAATCATTAAAGGTCATTTTACCACCTGTTGCTAGGCTTTCAAAATACTTTTCTGTGTTAGATGTAAATGATTTAAATGCATCATCAGCAATCTTACCACCATTGGTTGCATCAGACTGATATTGGTTCATAGCTCTGGTCCAATTATCACCAAAATCTCTAGACTGTGCAATATTTTTCTGTGCTTGATCTTTAAGTTTACCCATTGAAGTGGTCACTTGATCAACTTCGTCCTTGTATTTTTCAATAGCAGTGGTGCTCCATTGACTTTGATCGTTAGTTCCTTGATCAGCCGCAAATCTCGCACGAATAAGTTCAATTTGTTTTCTCAATTGAATATCCAAGACTTCTAGTTTGCGTTGATCAGCAGTCATGGTATAGTCATTAAATTCTTCTTCTAGGGCCAAGCGTTCATTAGCCAGACCTTGTAGTTGTTTTTCTAATGCCAATGCTTCTTGGCGTGCATGAGTTCCTTCAACAATGGCCTGTTTTAATTCAGCAGTTTTTTCCTTTTGATTCTGCAGACTAGCAATCATTTGATCAATTTCAGCGATTTCTTTGCTATGACTAGCACCACGAGTAGTGTCTGCCATTAGGGCTTTGCGTTTCTCTTGGAAAGCTAGAATATCTCTTTGGTATTTGGCATCAGTATCAAATTCTTGCATCTTGGCCGCGCGAACTGCATCGCTGGCACTGACATATTTTAATTCTGTTTCTAGACGCTGAACAGCTAGATCATTATTAAGCGTCATTTGTGCATACATTTTTTCTAGGTCAGCAAGACCTTTGGCGTTCATATCACGATCGCCACCTGTAAGCACAGCCGCACCTGCTTCATGGCCAGCTTTTTTATTTTTATCTAAAGCATCTGTGTTCTTGTTGATTAGGCCAGTTAGTTTGTCAAATGCAGACCCAGCCATATTGCCAATATCATTGCCCAGTTGTTTGAATCCTTCTGAGAATGAACTGACTTTGCCTGTGACCACTTCATAGGCCACATATAAGGTTGCCAATGCGGCAACAACACCTGCAATGGCTAATACCACAGGACTGCATAAGGCTTCAAAAGCACCTAATGCTAGGTTGGCTCCAATTTGAACTAGTCTATAGGCTTCAACAGCCATAGTCCATGCTTTATAAAGACCAATAATGCCAGCAATAACGCCCAGTCCAGCCATGGCTCCTAGAGCTAGGTCAATGGCTACTTTGCTGTTAAGGAATGCTTGAATAAATGGTTGAAATGGTTCTAGTGCTTCTAACACTGATAATTTTAATTCTGTGACAAATGTATTAAATGCGATAGTGGTTGCCTTGGCCTTTTCTGCGGCTTCAGCATATTGATCTTGTGTGTCACGATATTTGTCTAATTGGCCTGCAAGTTCAACCCAGTTGGTGCTTCGTGCGGCTTTGCCAAATATTTCTTGTGCTAGACCAGCTCTTCTAGCAGGATCTTCCATGGCGGCAAGTGCGTGAGCCTGCTTGTCAAAGGCTTCTGAAGCATCGTGTGTTCTTAGGTAGTCTGTTGATGTGCCCAGTTGATTAAGTGCATCGCGTAGTTTGAGATTGCCTTCTGATGCCTGTTGTGCTGACACCAACATCTTGTTCATCATGTTGGCTACTTTTTCACCACCAATGCCAGCCGCACCAGCCGCCGCATTGATTTCCAACATTTTAGCAGTGGAGATGCCAAATTTCTCACCCATCTCCACAGCCTGTGTGCCAGCTTCCATAGCACCTTTGATAAACTCAGCAAAGCCAACACCTGCTAGTAGGCCAGTGATACCTTCTAGTTTACCTGCTAGTTTTTCTAGGTGTTCATGTAGTTTGTCAAATGCTTCACCCATTTCGCCAGCTTTTTTCTTGGCGTTTTCAGCTGTGGCATTGGTAGCCGCATCTACTTTCTTTAGACTGCCTTCATATTGTTGACTGTCCAGTTCAAGGGTGATTTTAATATCAGCCATTATCGTTTTCTCGCTAATTGTTGAATAAGTTGAGGAATCAGCCTCTTGGCAAATTCTCTAGTTGGTTCACTCATACCTGCTGGGGCTTGTTCTGATCCGCGCATTTGTCCATCACGGAAACTACGACCAGCATCTAACACAAATGCATAGGGATAATCAGCTTCAATTACAAGGCCACTTAGGCGTGTATTGGCCTTGGCATTGCCTGTTGCAATAGGAGTATTCTTGACAAATTCTTTTTCAAGTTGTGGCATAGCCAGCTGTTGAATGGTGGCTAGATCAGCCAACTTGGCTTTGAACTGCGTGTTTTGAATACTAAATTTTACAGTCATTCGCTCTGCACCTTTTTAATTGCTTCTAACAATATATCCTGTTTAACCTCTGGCATTACACCATTGGCCTTATTGTGTTGATACTTTTCATATGATTTGGCAATATCTAAAATTTCCAAATCAAATGTTGTTGCGGTGTGTAATACCTGGCTTGGCAATAGACCATATCTTTGTGCCAATTGATCTAATGTTACAGCCACATAAACTTCTGGTCCCTTGGGATCAAACTCACCCCCAGTTACTTTCCCAGCGTTTCAACCATCTTGCTGAATACGGCAATCATAACCTTGGGTGGTAATACATATCCATCTTCAATAGCAGGCGTGCCATCTTCATTCATTACCATGTCTTTTAGCACTGATGCCATCGCACCAAAGCTCTTATCAGGACTGGCCGCTACTTTAAGGAATGTATCCATAGGCTGGCGATCCCATGTGTAAAAGTCAAGGGGTTCACCGTAGATTGACACAATATCTTGGTCATCAATAGTGATTTTAATTAGTTGGGGTTTTGCCGCTAGGTCCTTCAAATTCATTATAAAATCTCCATATCAAGTTTTTTGTTCCAAGGTGTTCTTCCCATAAATGCTTGGGATAACTTTTGGCATATTTCTGGCGAGCGTTTCTTGCCAGTATTACTTTTAATTCTTTTAGCAATAGTCTCTGGGCGTTGTTTAACTCCTAGAGAGGCATCTTTACGATTATCAGCATTGGCTTGTATAAACACATTGCCTACCTCATAATGTCCTATGTCATTTTTTCTTGACATACAATATTGACCTTTACTGGTTCCTCTTAAATGTAGAAATCCTGAATCAGTCCAAATCTGTAACCATTGCTCAAATGTCAAATGCCATTCAATAGGATTTCCTAATCTGTCTTTACGAGATTTGGACTGTGCCTTTTGTTGGTGGAATCTAAGTTTGAGTGTTGTCATATCTTTATATCCTTGTTTTTAAATGATGAATAACTGCTAGAATAAATTTGTTTCTATTCTGCGCTTTTTCAATGTCTTGCTGTGCGTGGTTAAGTTCTGAGATGCTCTTGGCCACTTCTGCTTCAAGTCCTTGCAGTAGTTCTTGAACTGTGTGATTGTCAAATATCATAACTGTATATCCCGTTTGTTATATTTACTCGTGACAAAGGGTTCCCCTAAGGAAACCCCCGTCTTTTAACTCAATTAAGAGTTGTAGTAATTTCCATCCACTTCAATTACAAGTGGTGACAACCAAACTGGTTGATCTGGAGTAACTTTAGGTGCTAGGTTTGCTAAGAAACCAGAGCCTGTAGTAATGTGGCTTGTGCCACCTCCCCAATTGAATTGGAAGTAAACACGGTCTTTGTTATTACTTAGACCTAACAAACCTTTAGAACTATTGCTTCCACCTACTGTTGTAGTGAAGAAACTAGCATCGTCAAGAACGATGTTGAAGTTCAATGAGTTTGTCGCTGGTGTTGTAACAACATTACGACTTGTGCTATCCAATTGCACCCAACGGAATGTGCCGTTACTGTTAGTAACAGTGATATCCTGTAGTGCAGGAACTGCTAACACATTTGTAGTTGTAGCTGTCCAGCTACCAATTGTTGCTAACGCTGTTGGCGCCGCACTAATTAGCAAGGACACAAAACTACTTGGACTACTGACATTTAAATTTGCCATTTTATTTCTTCCTTATATAGTTTGTAATCTAGTTAGATCAAATACGATTTTATATCGTTCTGAATTGTTTACATATTGTTGTTCTATGACATGTTCGCGTTGGAAATAGCCAGCACTTACGAATAAGTCATTGTCTAAAACTCCAACTATCAAGCTCAACAGGTTGTCCACGAATGAATTAACCTGTTGGCTTACCACATACATTTCAACACGGTCCTTAACCCAGTAGATATGTCCACCAGCTAAGATACCATTGCTATGAATAATTCTATCTGCTTGATATATTCTAGCCACATAGATGCCTTCTGATATCTTGTTGACATCTGAAGGAAATTCAGTAAACACTTCCACTAGGTTGGTGCCAGTTGTGGTGGCCTTGGCTGTGTTAATGATACTGATAACATCTGAAGCAGTGAATAACGGCATTAGAAATATCTCCTATCGCCTTCAAAGAAGTTGATGTCCTGTAACCATTGTTGCTGATAGGTTCCAATGAAACCCAAAGCCTTCTGGTCATAGAAATAACTTTCTTGGATGGCTTTTTCCCATTCTTCCTCAAATCTCTTGCGAGCAAATTGGAAGTTGGCCGCATCCTTTTCATTGATGTTTGAGTTGTCAGTTACCAAGGTTGAGTAGAAGATCTCCACTGCCTTGTAAATTTCCAACTGTATCAATGTTTGGTTTTGCTTGGCCAATTTGCCTGGATTGAATGCTGTCATTGTTATTCCGTCTGCTGGGGTAGGAACTGTGATCTTACCTGTTGCTGGGAATGTGCCTGGAGAGATAGTAGGTTGACCATCTCTAGCGGCCTGATAGTAGAAAGCACCTAGAGTGCGTTCAACATAAGCAGTCCACCATCCAAACTCTAACAAATTAATCAATTCAATAGAGGCTTTAGGAAATAGAGTAGAATTAATGTAGAGATCAGTATCACCCTCAAAGAGACTGTCTGATTGCACTACCTGTTCCATTCTACGATAGGCCGCACGGTCATAGAACTGAATGTCACTGGGTTTCGCAATGGAAACTTTGTAAAGTCCCACTGTGGGATTACCTGAACGATCGTAGGTAATCTGTAGTGAACTATCAGTATATTGTAAAAAACTCGTTAAAGCCATATTTGTCTCCTAGATTGGGAATAGAATACCTATCCTATCCCCTGCCCTTTATTAATTGTAGCTGTCAACAATCGCGATTTCGCAACCACGAGCTTGATCAACAACGCCTGAACCAAAATAGCCTAAGCCAGTGATCCAAGTTTGTAAGCCACCGTCCTTGTCACCCATGGAGATGTCAAGACCTTTAACCATAACAGTTGTAAGTGCTTGAGGGCCAAATGCGGCACCAATGTGGCACTGTGCAGAGCCACGCTTGGTTGTGCGTGTGATATCATGTTGCAAGAATGTTGTGAAGATCACTGTGCAACCGTATAGGTTACGCAACATACCAGTAGCCAATAGTTCATCACCCAATGCTGTTAAACCAGCGTTGATTGATGTTCCACCAGTTACGGCTGGATTGTAAACTGCACCACCAGTTAGTTCGCTCAATAGTGCTTGTTCTTCAGCTGGGCTTAGAACAACTGTTGGACGACCTGGGTTACGCGCCTCACGCCATGCCTTGATCACATTACGGATCATGCCTGTTACTGAAGTTGCGTTAACTGTGTCAACTGCTAGAGCCTGTGTTGAAGTAGATTCAATTAGTGATAGACCTTGTTGGCTCATTGCTGATACACGAGTGAAACCGTCTGTCTTAGGAGCAGAATCAACTGTGTAGTAGGTTGCGCCTTGAGTAGCTTTGAAACCTGCGTTAGAAACATCAGTAGAAGTAACTGCTGATGGGTCGCCAACGAAAGCTGAAGTAACACGCTGATCAACTTTTTCAGCGAAACTTGCACCTAATTCAGCGCCTAGGTTGTTAGCAAGATCAAACGCTGTTGTCCAGCCTAAGAATTTGCTGAATGCAGTTTGAGCAACTGCTGGAGTAGCAACAACTTCTTTAGCTGTAATTGAAGCAGTTTGC